ATGTTATCGACTGATACAATATAATTATTCCAACAATCACTTATTTCTTTTGCAATTTTGAGAGACATATTATCATTCACCCAATTTAATTTTCCATTTATTTGATCGACTCCATTAAAATTAAAATTATCTTCTGGTACATATTCCTCTATTCTATATCCCCATTTTTCATAATCATAACTCAGTGTAGATAATTTATCTAAAGATTGATCATAAGGTATTTCTAAAGGAAATGCTGTGCAAGACTCGCCTTGCCAATTTTTTAATATCCAATTAAAAGTTTTTTCTAAACTTTCTATAGTTTCATAAGGAAGTCCTATAATCAATGCAATGTGTGCTCGATATAAACCTTCTCCATGTGTTTTGAAATAACTTTTTGCATCTAATAAACCATTTAGCACTTTATTAATATTTCCGTTTTTTTTAATAGCTTTTACTGTTTCTGGATTAAAACTTTCTAATCCATAAAAATGGCCTAACATTCCCAATTCTATCATATTATCCCAGTCTTGTGGACGCATTGCTAATAAATCACCGCGTAAAAAACCACTAAACCATGGTTTAAAACTCAATTTTCTCGCAGATTTGGCATATTTTTGAACTTTTTCGGAATAATCGTTAAATGTTTCATCAGCAACAAAATAATTGGTAACACCCCAGCGATCATAATTATCCATCATTTCAATATAAAAATCGTCAGCATCTCTTGTGTAATCACCTTTAACTCCTAAAATAGGATAGTTACAGTATAAACATTTAAATATACACCCTCTAGAAAATTCAACCGTTAACCATTCTGTTGGTTCAATAAAATCTCTATCTTCATAAGATACCCTAAGACTTTTCATAGGATAAGCAGGATAACATTTTAAAGCATTTATAACTTTTTTATCTTGAAATGTATTATCAAATTTTATGTCATTATTACTCACAAAACTTTTAATCAATTCTAAAATAGCATATTCACCATATCCATATACATAGTAATCAATAGCTTGTGAATTAATTCTAGTAGGACTTTGCCCACCTAGAATTAATTTTACATGTGGATAAATTTGTTTTACCCATAGGGAAAACATCTCTAAATTTTGACTCCAATAATTCATGAAAGAACTGAAACCTATAAAAACAGTTTTGTCTGTTATTCTTGAACGAGCAATTTCTTTCAGTTCTTCTTGATTAAAATGATCACCCCATTCAATAACTTCTACATCCCATCCTTTTTCTCTGAGAAAAGAAGATATTCTATAACCTCCTGCATTTCTTTTATAATAAGAACTATCTACATTGATTATTAGGGCATGATACATATTAATTTTTTTTTCACATTCCGAATTGCTTCTTTACAATGTCAACACAGGCGTCAAATGCTTCCGCTAGTTCATCAGGTGTGTGGCCTGGAAGGATTTTATTCAATTCAATAATTGCTGCTTCTTTTGTTTCTGGTAAAATATCAAACATGTTTATCTCCTCATGTCGTTTACGGTTTGTTCACTCTCTTTTTCATTCATCTGACTGTTAATATTAAGGTCAGAGAATATAAATCCAACCACAATACAAATTAAAAAGAATATTGTTAGTCGGAAATACATTTGCCGTTTTAGTTGTTCTGGTGTTAGTTCACTCATATTAGAAATCCTTAGGTGCTCGTTTTCTTAACCACTCAGCAAATCCATCATCATTCTTTATATGTTCCTGCCATTGTTTCTCACTCATCTGTCCCGACTTATAACATTGCCAAAGAAGTTCAAACTGTTCCTCTGTCATGCTGCTTTCCACTTCCTTTGAATAGAAACTGTACCTTTTGACTTTAAGGTCTTATAAGCACGAAATGCTTTTCTTTCCTTGTCATGGTATTCTCTGCGGAAGATTACTTTACCATTATCAGTGGCCTCAACCACCCAGTAATATTCCATTTTCTCTTCACGCATGGTCATCTCCATTAGGTCTACATTATTCTACCCTTAGTATAACCTAAAGAGATATAATTGTCAAGTTCTTCCTTTTTAATCTTTTTGTTTTCTTTTCCATTAGTTATCCAACAAGTTCCATACTGACTATTTTTATGACCTTGTTGATGTTTTATTGTTTTATATATATCTTTCTTTTTGGCAATTGCTTCTGGTGTGTTTAGTTGGTGATGGGTGCATAATCCTTCTCTATGTTTTCTCTTGGATTGTTCACTCTGTTTTGTTCTATAACTTTCAGTCTTTTGCGCGGCCGTCACATTTTTATGCCATTTTTGATAGAAATCAGGATTTTCTTTAAGCATCTTCTGAAATCTTTCTGATCCCTTTTTACCATTAGCAATATTTAAACCTTTTGAGTTTATATAAGTAAATCCTCCAGTACCACCTTCATTAAGATTATATGTTTCCTCTGAAATTACAACCAACTCTTTTTCTTTATCATTCATTTCTTTTTCTGTTTTAAATATATGTAGTATTTCTTTTGTGAAGTTTTCTATACCATACTTATCCATAGCACGTTTCAAATATTTACCAGAACCCATATATCCGTCTTGTAAATCGAATGTTTGGTGTTTTCCAATATAATATTTTCCGTTGATTGTATTTGTAATTTTATAGATCGTATAATACATAAAAAATCCTGGCCTTTCCACCCCGACTCGAACGGGGAACCTACTGCTTAGAAGGCAGTTGCTCTATCCTGTTGAGCTATGGAAAGATTTAGGCGAACTCTGCGGCAAAAGCATCATTGATATTTGTAGGAACTTTTGTAAGTATAAAGGAAGGAGTATATCCGGCAAAGGCGCCACCTTTTTCAAGGAATCTACACAATGCTTCGGCATCTTCTTCAAAGAAATATTCAGCAACAATCTGATCTGTGGACAGTTCATGGACATACCAAATAAGGTTATCATCACCATCAAAGTCTGGATAATATCTGTATAATTTCTTCATACTTTCAATCCTTTGAACTTGTTATTACCACCATTAAACTGTCTTGGAATAGGTTTCACTTCTTCCTGTCCTGAGTCCACAATATCTTGTGCTGATTGTTCTACATCATACAGCTTCATCTTACCCTTGTCAATACCAATCATAAACCTTTTATTCACAGAAGGATCATTATAACGGTTCTTTAACTGTTTAACTTGAATCTGTTTCAACTGTTGCATAGTTTCGTTTGTGATAAGGGCCAAGAATAAATCGGCCGTGGCAGGAAGACCAAAGGATTCGGATGTATCTGTCATATCAGGATCACTTGAACCATAACCACCTCTAGTCAACTGTGTAGCAGACCAAAGTGGAACATTGAACTCAACCGCAAGACCTCTCAACTCTTCGGCAATGGCCTTGATGTATGTATAACTATTAGCAACACCAGGTTTAATACGTGCCGAGGAACAGATGTTAAGGTAATCAATCATAATAGCATCAGGTACAAAGTTCTTTTTCAGGTTCAATTCATTAAGCAAAGAACGAAAATGAGTAGATGATGCCGATGAGGTTGGATACTCTTTGACGATTAATTTGCCAGTGGTTTTAGATTTTAGACTTTCAATCTTCTTTTGATATATGTCCTTAGGTAAGATCATAAGATCGTCAAAGGTTATATTCATTAGATTAGCATCAATTCTTTTTGATACCTCTTCCTCGGCCAACTCTAAGGTAATATAAAGGACATTTTTACCTTGATTAAGATAAGAAGAAGCAAGATGGCACAGAAAGAGAGACTTGCCAACGCCAACACCTGCCATAACCACATTAAGAGTTTTTCTAGGAACGCCGTTCTTGGTGATCTTATTGAAAAAGTCCAGATCAAAAGGCAACTTTTCTTGAACTCTGTGATAATATTCATAACGATCCTCAAATTGCTCTAAGTAGTCGTGCCCCACATTCGGATCAAAGCTAATAGATAACGCATCGGAGAGTAGAGACGGGATCGCACCTTTCTCCAGTTTACCTTTACCATTCATAATCTCCAGTGAAGAGGTGATAGCATTATAGATGGCCTTTTCTTGGCAGAACTTTTCGGTGGATTCTAAAAGCCAATCCGCGTTTGTCAAAACTGTGTCATTTTCCAGTTCTTTTAGTGTTGCGGTAATATTCTTTACAGTATCATCAGTTGTGCCACGGATATTATCAACCTCTATCTGCAATGCATCAAAGGTTGGTTGTTGATTATACTTCAACACAAAACCAGCCACTTCTTTGAAAAGCAGCCGGTCTTCTGTGTTAGAAAAGTATTCTTCTTTTAGGAATGGAAGAACCTTGCGGGTAAAACTTTCATTCTTTATCAGGTTCTTTAGGATTGTTTGTTCTAGCCTCAATATTACCCTCCGCGTCAGCCATTTCCAACAACATAGCATTTAGAATAAGACCTAACATTGTGTTAAACTTCTCATTCTTCCTTAAAGTCATCATTGAAAGATCATTTGTTTTAATGATATCATATTCATATCCTATTCGTGGAACGTCATTCTCATCCACACGAAATCTAACTGTTGTATAATTATACACCACTCCGGCGAAAGGGTCAACCATTATTTCAATAGGTACAGTTGTTCCTTCTTTCTTTGAATCAAACAAGTCATCCCTAAACTTATAATCAATCCCCGCTTCCATCTTCCACCTCATCTTCTACATTTGATTTACCATACATAAACTCTGCTTCACAATGTTTGTCAATTTGCATAAGGATATCTGGTGTAAAGTATTTCTCAGGAGTAGATTCAATCTGGCTTTCAAATGCCTTAGAACCATCTGGTAATTCAATACGAGTAGATACCTTCTTAAACACACCGAACTTAATGGCGAGATCAAGTAGGCCATAATATGGATCAAGACCATGAGAATAGTTAAGGCGAGTTTCAACCTTCTTATTCTCAACTGTCATACGGGATTTTTTAAGGTTGGCTGTAATGATGGCGCCAGAGATAGAACCATCTTTCTCCTTATCTTTCTTCTTTGACAGGAAGATAATGGTAGATGCTGCATACTCAAGGCCAGAACCGCCGCCCATCTTCTTCATTGGTACATATGAACCAACAACATCATAGACATGGTTTGTAACAATCAATGGCACCTTCGCTTTACCTAACTTGAGAGTAAGCACACGGAAGGCACCACGAACTAATTGTGCCCGTGTCATATCTCTTGTGTCTTTACCATCGGCAATGTCCTGCATCTCTTTATCGGTTGAAAGATTGCCAAGACTATCTAGAACAAACAACATAGGTGGACGTTCACCCTTTTGCTCAAGATACTTATCAAGGATTTTTACTGCTTGGGTCCTGAATTGCTGAACAGTTGCAACAGGTACAATAGCAACCCGCTTAGTGTCAATGCCCCGATCTGTAAGAAAAGACTTTGAAATAGCGGACTCGGATTCAAAATAAAATACAAATCCATTTGCATTATCCTCAAGAAACTGGTAACACACATTCAAAGCATAGAATGTTTTACCAACTGATGGTTCACCAGCAAATGCGGTGACCTTATTTTGTGGAAGGCCGCCAAAGATAGAACCTGATAACAAGGCGTTCATGGCATATGAACCGGTGCCAATATAACCAGAAACGTCTCCTGCTTCTACACCCTCGTCGGCAATACCAGCGTATTCGTTGTCGGTCTCAGCCAACAACTGATTAAAAATATTAGACATAAGTTTCTCCTTATAATATTAGGCAATCTCGCCTAAAGCATCTTTATCTAGGTCACTTCTATTTTCATAATTTTTCATAAAGTAGTGTTGTAAATCCTTAAACTTACCTGGTTCCCAGGTTCCCATACTTTCTATATTAGCATCAATATAATCTTTACCCCAAGTATTAGTAAGCATATGTTTTGTTTTATGTAAAGAACTATAAGTATTACAAGGTGGATTATATTGTTCTTTTGGTAGTATGTCAACGGGTCTATAATATCTTAATGTAAATCTAGTCATTATATAACATGCTGTGGTATCTTTGATATAGAAATCTTGTGCTAAACATTTACCATCTTTTACATCAGGATTGTCCGGATAAGCATAAAAACTTCTCTGTATTTCGTTCATCAAATCAATCCAATATTCATCACCTGGTTTTGATGCCATCATACAATTTTGTATAAATTCATCTCTCATACACGATTCTAATAAAACAAAATTCTTATCTTTTATATCATTATAAAAGTTTTGATAGCAATACATATCAAGGTCGTGATAGATTCCACCATACTTATGCAATAAACAATATTCGGCAAAATCAATTTTCATAATATGAAATGGAAATGATTGATATAAATCCCAGTATTGTGGATAATCATCTCTAACCAATTCTTCTAATTCTTCATCGGTCCATAAAAAGTGAAAATAATCTTTTTCTGGAAATTGTTTTTTCCATGATTTAACACAATGGTTCCAAACTGGATGCCATCTAGATTTATCCTTAGGTCCTGTTGAATGAATAAAATTAGGTATCATGACACTTTCTTGAAATGTTGCTGTAATTCAGGAGACAATTTTTGAAAAGTATGACCACTAATGCCAATTTTTATAACATTTGCTAATTCCACAATATTATTTGATGTTATAATATTTTCATTAGGTGTAAATTCATATAAACGAGCAGATGAGTATTTATGTTGGTCGCTTTTATTTGCCATGATATATTCTCTCTTTCAAAAAATCAAAAAGGTTAGGTTCATCTTTAACAATCTCTTTCCAATAATCTCTTTTCTCATTTAATTTATGTACCGCTTTTATAGCGTTTTTATAAAATTCCTCTCCATTTTCCGCATATGAATCTATCGCATTTTTATCCGTGGCAAAATAATTTAGCCCCGTTGCAATACAATTAATACCGTTATTATTAAATCTATAATCATCATGACGGGCAAGAATTGCTGATACGAAAGAATCATTCTTAATATTTTTTTCATATATAGAAGGTGAATATATTCTTTTGCCTATATCTCTCCAATATTCTGTATCATCTCTATGTGATAGTGCGTAATGTAATGCTACAAACTCTGCAAAACTTTCAAACATACTTCTACATTTATAATTGTAAGAATCTTTATCAAATTGATTAACATAAAATTCACTTTGATCACGATCTAATATACGTATAAGTTCCACTAAAAACATATGAACACTATACAATCCATTACTCTCTAACGGTTCAATAAATCCTGCGGATAAACCTATGGGAACAACATTTTTTTCCCATAGTTTGTTATATACTCCTACTCTAAATTTTAATTTTTTAAAGTCGTGGTTTCCTTTAAGTATACCTTTTTGCTTCAAGTGATTTTTTAATTCTTGTAAAGCTGTATCATCATCAATATATTTGTCAGAATAAACGTATCCTGTTCCAATTCCATCCCAATGAGGTATATTCCACACCCATCCATTCTCTATGGCATGTCCATCGGTGTATGAGACCAGTTGTTTTCTTTTATCCGTATAATCAATATGTGTTGCCCAGGCGGAATTGTTTGGTAAAACATGACTTAAAGAATTGAAAGTTACGTTCATTTTGCTATACAAAACAGATTTGAATCCGGTGCAGTCGATATATAGATCAGCAATTACTTCTTCACCACTATCGAGTATAAGTTTTTTGATACCATCTTCATCTGTGTGTATATCTTTAACTTCTGCCAATATATTTTTAACACCACGGGGAATCGCATAATTATTTTTTAACCATATTGCAAACTGCACCGCGTTAAAATGATAGGCAGCATCATTTTTAAAGCTATAATTAGGTATTAAATCATTTCTTGATGTTATTTTATTTTGATTAACAAGTGCCATTATTGGATAGATGCAATCAGCGTAATCACTAACTGGTGTTTCTGGATAAAACATTTTCTTGAAATACCAATCATTTTTTTCAAATGTATTACCATCAACGTTTATACCGCCAAATGGATAATGGAAAGATCCTGCACCTTTTTTGTAAAAATCTGTGAAACGTATAGAAAGTTTATATGTAGCATTACAGGAAGGCATAAAATCTTCATCCTTAATTCCTAATAAATTAAGCCATCCATTTATAAATCCTAAAGTCGATTCACCCACACCAATCGTAGGAATATTAGGACTTTCTATTAGTGTAATGTCCCGTCCTGGTAATCTAGCAATAAGAGTAGATGCGGTCATCCATCCAGCAGAACCACCTCCAACAATAACAATCTTTTTAATCTTCTTACTCATGAAAAGAAATCCTCAAGGCTGGATGTTTTCTCTGATTGCCATCCTATACTATCTAAGATGATTTTGAGAGGGTCGAGAAAGGCCTTCTCAAACTGTGTATTATAGTCTATATATTTAGATAAGGCAAATTCTTCCGGGATACCGCCTTGAGGGAACGATATCACATTGGATTGAATTGTGTTTGGTTCTTTTAGGAAAATGAACTTCAGTTTCTCACCATTGTTAATTAACGGATACTTAGTATCAAGGCGATTGATACGTAAAAAGTTATTATATACAAGAGCACCACGAACATGAATGGGGGTACCGCTTCCGTAAATAGTGTTCTTGTCGGCATACTTAACCAATCCATTAAGACCGCGAGGAAATGCAATGTCCGCCAAAGGCAGAGTTTCAAACTCACTACGAAATACCTGAATGAAAGATTGAATAGAGGTTTCATCCTTGTCAAAGATAACATCAATAGCCTCTCTTAATTTGTCTCTACATGCTGATGGTGTTGAACTCTTCACCATTTCAAGGCCCATAACTTTCTTTTTAGGTTGAGCATACTGCACACCTTCGGAATTATGGACATTGAGAATGTATCTTTTCTTGGCAGTCCAAATTGCCTTGTCCGCCAAGACTTCTCTTTTCATTACAATTTTTTGTTGAAAAACGTTAGTATATTCAGCAAGGTCTCTACAAGCATTATCAATAACAGGTTGGATCTTATTTTCACAAATCTTGTCCAAGAATGAGATAACTCTTGCTGCATCCCCAACATCACCGTTTGCGTTAATAGTTTTGTCCACAAGATCACCAAGGCGTAGGTAAACCGAGTCCGTATCGACTGCAATGACATAATCTTCCTCCGTTTTTAATAATTTTTGCAGGTACTTGTTGATGGAGTTTTCGATCCAACGGATTGATAATTGGCCTGTGGTCGTGACAGCAATGGCATTGCGTAAATCGAAAAAGCGAAAATATTTAGAACCAAGAGCACCGTATAAGGAATTAAGGGAGACTTTCTTAGATAATTGGAGATTATTGAAACGAGCAATTCGGTTTTTGATTTCTTTTCTTTTTTCTTTATCTTTTTCTTGCTCATACTCTTGCTCCGCTTCTAACATCTTTTTCTTATAGATTTTACGGTCGGCGAACATCTTCTCGACCATTTCAGGCATGAAGCCTTGCTTGTCACGACGATAGAACTGACCGTTAGCAGTTAAACAAACATTCTCATCTTTTAGAACAGATAAGTCCAAAGACCTATTGAGGAGTTTATCAACAGTGACATTGCTGGAAATAATGCGGCGCATAGCATCAGTGTAATTATCAGGTTCAATGATAGTCTCAGGAGAGATGTTGCTTCCCATAATGACACTAGGATACTCACTATTAACATCGAAACTAGCAACCCAATGGTGAAGTCCATTAATAGTATCTTTAACATAGGCTCCAACATATGCGGCCTCCTTTTCATGACGTTCAATTGGTGGAACAACTACATTCTTACCTTTGAGATGATGGAAGCAAATAACGTCCCACATTCTAACTTGAGCGAACACATCCTCATAATTACACTTGTTATCATAGGACAAGGTAAGAGCCAACTCAATAAGTTTATTCTTATCATCAATCTTGTCAACGAGGTCAACGTCTTTGATGTTATAGTCGATGAACTTTTGATAGTCCTCCTTATACAAGTTCAATAAAGAACCGTATTCTTCATAGGATAGTTTGCGTTCACCTAATTCAACGTGTGCAATACTATCCAACTTATAGGACTCTTGTGACTTGCCGTCTTTAGCATATCGTTGGTAGAGGTCAAGCAAATCAAGTGTAGCAATACCTAGAATAGAATAGGACTTAATCTTTCTATTCATGCCAAGGTCAACCAACTTATCGTTGATTACACCCCATGGAGAAAGTTTCTTGGCTTCATTCTCTCCCATCAATTTACGGATACGATTAACCAAGTATGGTATATCGAAGTTCTGGACATTCCATCCTGTAATGATGTCAGGATATTCCGAAGACCACCAACCAAGAAACTTGCGAATAAGGTCAAACTCATCCGCACATTTCATATATGTAACATCATCTCTGCTATTAGAATATTCACCACAACCAAGTGTAGTGAATTGTCCGTCCATCTTGATTGTGATTGCTGTTAGTGGGCCGTTGGCATGTTCTGGTTCGGGGAAGCCACCTTCAGGCGGTTCGCCAACCTCAATATCTATATTAGCCACTTTGATAAGGGACATATCCCAATCAACTGTGCCTTTAAACTCATCAGCAATAAAGCAATACTGATATCTTGTATTACCATAAACTTTAAAGTTCTCAACATTGTCATATTGAGAAACGAAATCACGGGCATCTCTAATGTTGCCAGGTTTTACCTTACCAACATATTCACCGTGAATAGTTTTATATTTTGTGGGGGTTTGTGAAGGCACAAAAAGAGAAGGGTGATACTCGACTTTATGCCGCACCCTTCTCCCTTCTTCAACACCTCGGTACAGGATTCTACCACCCCATACTTCAACGTTTGTGTAAAATTTCATTAAGGAACAATCAACTTTGAGTTAGGAACAACTAGGCCACCGAATACCGAATTATACTGATTAACAAAATCGCTAACCGGTGATGCTGTAGTTATAACACAGTTTTTGTTCAAAGTCAACTCTTTATCTTCACTAAACTGTAGATAAGGGGCTAATCCTACCGTTGGTGCAGAAGGATCCGTTTTTGAAGGCATTACAACAATACGCAAGGCATTCTTCACTATAATTCTAGTATCATTCTCATCTAGAACTTCTGCTATAAGTTCCTCGCCTGTCAACATGCGGACGATCTTTAGGTTTTCAACATTTGCCATTAGTCAACAATCTCCATTAAGTAATCATAAACCCCAACCGTAACCCACTTTGTAGGAATATGAGTAGTTCGGTTTCCATTCTCACCCATAAATGAGTAAGAGTTATCAAGATCCATAATCTTGACAATTCGCTCCCACTTGCCATCAAAGGCACGCTGTTTAAAAGCAGTCTCTAAAATATGCATTTTACTTTCATGAAAAGGTATCATACTAATCTCCTTAGTCCCATAGGCCACGATAATACTTACCGAACAATCTAAATCCGTTATCTATTCTGTTATTATACTCTTTAATACCATCTCTGTCAACCCAATAATCAGGGTTTGTTTGTGTCATTTGAACTCTTTGATATGGAACACCGTCATCATCTTCCCATTTGTTCCAATCATACACAGGTGTTCCGTGAGTAAACTTATCTTCCCAACTATCATCAAGTTCCTGCTCAAAGGCCCAAATCATTTCATTAAGAACCCATTCCCACTTGTAATGGATCCAGTTATCATGTTCATTAGGATCACCATGACGCATATGTGCAGGAACATCCTCATCATCAACTAATGGTGAACCTTGTTTAGTTTCTTTGAGTTGTTTAAGCATTGGAAGAATGATGATGGCGAGTGTATTGTCCATAGACCAAGTATCATACGGATCAATATGAACTTTGACTTTTCGGCCACCTTTTAATTCATGAATCCAGTTAAAGAAATCTTCGGCGGGAGTATTTTCACAAATCCAATCGCCAATATCCTCACAGGTTTTTTCACTAACACCTACTTTTTGTAGGAGGTCTATGGTTTGGTAAACACCCCACCACTTATAATATGGGCCTATGTAAACTTTCATTATATATTTTCCTCACAAGTGACAATATTTTCCATTTCTTTGAATGAAAGATGAAATTGGATCATCAGTGGTCATTTCTACATTACCATAATGTTCTCTCACTACTGCAACGATGTTATTAGAGCAGGTACCACATACAGGACCACAATCTAGATCCTTTAATATGGTACCCACACTTGGTTTAGATTCTCTACCCTTTAGATACTCTTTCACTCTTTCATCAGTTAAGACGTTACAAGAGCAGATAATCATGTTTATACCTTACTTTACAAATTCACCATTTAGTAGGATTACTTTGTTACCAACAATAACTGACTTAGGTGCATAACCACTTCTACGTGCAGACTTTGTGGTAACGGCCTTACAAACAAGGCCAGCGATATCTGTTGCCGTCATAACTGCTGGTGAAGCAGAAATGATATTAGCAATTGTTGAAACGGCAGGTAAGAATCCACATGCAGTCACAACAACCCTCTGGATATCACTTACCGTCGGTGTAACGGTTGGTGCAGGTGTTG